GCTTAGCGTTTTTGCCCATAATTTGGTCATAAACTGAAGTAGAACCGGCAGGAACTAAAAGACCTGTGATTGTACCAGTAGCAGTTGCAGCAGCTGCTGAAAGACCACCACGCATGGTTGGATCGTTCAAGTATTTCCAATCTGACTTGTAGAAGTCATAGCCACGACGGAAACCATTGAACCCAAGGTTTAACGCCATATTCACGTCATTGTCAAATAGGCCGTATGATGCACCAAATGAAGGAGTTGCAGCGGCAGCAGTAGAAGCACCGTTAAGACCTGCAAGCATACCATCAATGGCAAAGCTAAGGTCACGGTTACAGAACACTACGTTCTCCTCAATAGCACCTTGTCTATCAAGACGTTGTACGATTGCATCCCAATCAGCAAGAGATGTAGGAAGACCTGCACCCCATACGTTACCACGATTCTCAACAACGAAGAATATACCCTCAGATCCAGCTTGGGTAGTTGGAGCCGGTGACAAGAAGTTCAATGCACCAGAACCAGCAGCAGCAGGAACAGCTTCAATCATAGCAGTCTCCATATAGTCCTCAAAACGAAGACGAGTCTCATGCTCAGACTTTAGGTACCAAAGGTAGCCAGTAGCGCCATTCTCAGTTGTTACTTCAACCCATCCAATTTGAGCCATGTCAGAACCGCTAATAGCGTATCTGTCTTTAAGGATAATTGGCTTATTAGTGAAGAATTCATCCTCTGATTCCAAGGAACCAACCATACCGGTTGTACCTTTTCTAAACTCAGAGCCATAGATGAATATTGTACAAACATCAGTAAGAACAATACCTGATGCAGTAACAGCAGCAGGTGCATCGTAAAATGCAACATCAACTACTAATCCTGTTACGGCTGTAACGATAGCTTTGAGTGAAACTCCATTTGTATTCTTTTGAATAAAAATGGTTTGGTTAACACGAATTGCAGCAGTTGTTGCGTTTAGATCTGAAATCGTGAACTGAGCGGTAGTAGTTGTAATTGCAGTAACAGTAGAAACTCTGTATTTTATATGCAAACGACCTTGCTCAGCCCATCTTATTTGGTCAGAGTTAGAAGGCATCTCAGCACCTACAAGACGAAGGAATGAAGAGATAGTACGATTACCGTAACGCTCAAATTCTTTCTCGTAAGTATCAGGAAGATACTGATTCAAGAAGTTGAAGTTAGTAATGTAATTTGTTACTAGAGCCACTCTCTCAGCTGCCGGTTGCAACTGAAATGTTGGTGTGTTTAATAATGGCATTTTTTAAGAATTTAATAATTTACAATCTTTTTGCACTTCGGATTTTTAAACTTCTTCCATGGTCAGGATTCACCTCTTTAACCTGAAATCCATCATTACCCTTAGTTGCCTCAGTAGCTCTACGCTCTGACATATTTATATTTTTTGTCTTACGCATAAAGTCATCTGCGGCATCAGCCATGCCTTGCTCGTAAAAGTGCTTGGCAAACCTTTCAGGGTTCATAGCCACAGCCAATGCTTTGTGATACCCTTCTGCATCCTTAATCATCCCACTCTCGTCCAGGAACTTCCCAATAAAACTGGATGGATTTGAGTGAAGTCTTTTAAGGTCAGAAGCATCACCAGGGTTGAAAACTACCCTCTTGTTATTGACATTGAATTCAAAACCTTTGAACCCTGAGCCAAATACCTCATTGGTTTTTTGTTCAAACCATTGACGCTTGCGGTTGTTCTCTTCCTCGTATGTCTTAGCTTGGCTAATATACTGACGATAAGCCTCAATCTCCTCTTTCTCTTCCTGGGAAACTCTTGCCGTACTTGACTCAAGGGGCATTTTATATTTCTCTTTCTGAGTGTTAAAGAATTTCTTAGCTTCGTTTACAGCCTTTTTTCTTGCGACTTTAGCTTTTTTAATATAGCTTTCATCGTCAAGGTCCTCGTCATATCTGTACTCATCCATCATCATGTCAACGTCATCTTCGTCAAGACCTTCTTGGGTTGATAACAGATAATCTTTAAGGAGCTGTTCTTCAGGCATCACATCGAAGTCTTTATTCAACTTGAGAAAGTCTTCAAATCCTCTGCCTGTTTCTTTTTTATATTTCATGTAAGCAGCCACATCCTCTGGCATATCCTCAGCGCTTTGACGCTCAGACATAAGCTCATCGAATGAGTTGATCTGCTTGTTGTACCTTTTACCGATATATGAAAGAACATCTTCTTCTCTTAGGTCAATCTCTTGTTGTGGTTCAGGGATATGAACATCCTGTGGCACATCTTGAAATTGCTGTTCATGCTTTTCTAAAAGCTCTTGCTCTACTTCCTGAACACTTTTCTGTTCACCGGTTTCGACTAATTTTACTGATTTAAATTCCATTTGAGTAAATTTTATTGGTGCAAAAATATAAAATAAAAATTATATTCATATTATCTTGGGTTAAATTCTGCTAAATCAAAGCCATCCAAGCTATCTTCATTGGACTCAAAGTTCATCGGAGGTAAGTTATTCTTTCTTTGATTTATCAGTTTTGACTGCTGAGTGTTCTGAATACTGATACGTTTATTCTTCTCCTCCTCTTTGTTTTTCTCGCGCTGAGCAAGTGTACCGTATTGCATCTCGTGTAGCTTGACATTATATTGGAACTCCTCTGCCATAAGTCTTGACTTGATTCCTGCCTCAAATTCCATCTTCTTCATTTCAAGCTCAATCTCTGTTTGTATGATTTGTGCTTTAGCTTGTGCCTCAAGTTGTATCTTTTGAACTGCTGTCTGTGCTGCCATTTGCTGTGATTGCATTTGCTGCTGTGATACCATTGCTTGCTTTTGCATTTGCATTTGCTCTATCTTCTCGGCAGTCTTTATACGCTTGACCTTGAGCAGTTGATTGGCAAGCTTTAAGTTTTTAAGCTCTCTAATATCGATAGCATCCTCAAGGTTAATGTCACCTTTCGATAGGGCCATATTGATATTGGCTTCAAGCTGCGCTTTTTGCTCTTCGTCCGGAGCAATCTCAATGAATATACCAAAGTCATATAGATAAAGTTCCTTAATGTCGTTGAGAATTGACACGTTATATTTGCCTATTCTCGTAGCAAAGTCCTCTTTAAAGTCAGCATACTCTAATATGTCAGCCACACGATAGGTAATAGCCTCAGCAAGACTACGATAGATAAATATACCACTCTCAAGGATATGCCTTGTGGCTGTGTTTGAGTTGAGTGCTGCAAGCTTCTGTAGTCCTACCAATGAGTTCGGGTCAGGCATTGAGCCATCTCTTGCCTCGTTAAGACCTGTTACGGTCCTAATCATGTCCATATAGTGTTGGTAGTTAGCCAGTAGCATCTGTGTCTTTGCAGCACCTGAGTTTGACGTGAGCTGCGTAATTGGCACCCTTGCATTATTGAAGTCACCATCTTGGGTGAAGCTTCTACCAATAACACTACCTGTCTGGAAGTAAAGCCTTAGTGCATCCTCAGGATTATAGGCAGCGCCTGTACCAAGGTCAACCTCATTAAGACCATCGGCATCAATAAACACACCATCAGGTACAACCCTATTGATGACTTGCTGTAGCTTGAGATGGGTGATTTGGATGAGGTCAGCAAATGGTATCATCCTTCTTACTAAGCTCTCAATAACACCCTTGTACATCCTTGGGGCGCAAGCTACATACATAGACATAGCGTGTTGAGCTGATGACTTAGGGCGTACCATATTTTGAGCCATCTCCCACTTGAGTAGATAGTTGGTACCCATGACCATGATACCTTCGTACCAAACGTCAATGGTCTTCTCTACCTTCTCAAACTTGCCCTCCTCCATCATCTCTGCCGGAGGATTGAAGCTGTCGTCCTTTGGAATCATTTTGGTGCCACCGGTCTCTAATGATTTCTTTTTATAGACAATTTTTTTGGTTGTCTTATAATTAAAATATAGCAGAGTGCAAGTGTCACGAGAAAATAAACTGTTCTCATAAAATCTGGCTACGTTATAATAATCATACCATTCCTGACTGTACGTTGAGATTTGCTGCAAGTCGTCCTTGGTAAGTTT